GTTCATGCTCTTTTAGTGGAAACTCAGGGGTGGTGGGCTGCACTGTGAGAGAAAAAGAAGTGTTTAATAAAAAGAAGGGGAAGTCGGAAATGAAAACTATAAGGATAAACCAGACAGACAAATGCTACAGAACAACCATGTTGAATGCTCTTGAGTACATGGACTATCGTGGTGAGACTGGAGATACCGTTGATTTTTTGACCTTTGAAACTGATGATGAGAAACCAAGGCTCAAAGCTGGGGATTATGAAAGACTAATGAAGTGTACAAACAGAGCATGGCCAGTTGCTGGCATGAACATGGTTAAGAAGCACAACTATGTGGCACGGATGGTGGAAAAGGTGGAACAGATAGGACACAGGGAAATAGCAGTGCTGAATTCTCCATTCAGAATAGGTATGTATCTCATAGAAGAACAGGCTCGGGGAGTCCGACGACACGAAAAGAAGAGAGGTGTGTACACCAACCTCATTGAGGAGAAAGACAAGGATTCTATTGCAGGCAACATATACAGAAAGTATGAGGCTCGATCTTACTCAGACAACACAAAGGTTTTTTACGACAATGCAGATGCCTCAACATGGGGACCATCGATGCTAAGCTATTGCCTATATGCTGTACTCACCATGAGGACATCAGATAAAACCATCAATGACATGAATAGGGAAATTCTGAGGCAACTTGGGCGAAAAGTTTTCAAGTTTCCGGACGTCTTGTATGAGACAATATCAGAAAATGATGATAGAATAAAGGAGATAATGACTGAAATGGGACTTGGGATGGACAGAAACTGTGTAACAAGGTCACAAAGCATAATGGTATCCATGAAGGGAGGAACAAATGAAGGGAGTTTTGAGAAGCAATATCTGAAAGCAGACTTTGGCATGTTTCAGGGTGTGGGTGGAAACACATCAAGCATCTTGCATTCTGACTGCATCAATTTGTCGAATGCTGTAATAGAATCTGCGCTCTCTGAGTATGAGATGTCTGCCACTGTTAGATGCACATCAGACGATTCAAACAGAGCCTTTTCTTATAAGGCTGGTGAAGAAGGAGTGTACAGAGTGGTTAATACAGTATTGATGATAATCGTCATTTTTATGCATGATTATGGCATCAAGAGAAATATGTACAAGAGCGTATTCACCAATCTCGTGCATGAGTTCAATTCTGTCTTCCGATCCAATAAAAGTGTAGTTGATCCAGACATCAAGACCAGGCTTGCCTTCATAGACTACCCCCACACATATGATCCATATCAGATTTCTTTGTACCCATCTACTCAGGCTCAGGAATATCTTCGGAAAAACGGGTCTGTTGTCGGAGCATTCTGGGTGCAGTGTATCTTGACCCTACACAGTCTAAAATCGAACGGCACACTCCAGTTGTATAGAGAGCATCGCGAAAAGCTGTTTGAAATACCCCTTGAGTTGGGCGGACTCATATGTATCGATCCAATTTTCTCATCAACAACATCCAGCTTTGGCCACATGCTGAATAACTATAAGATAGACGATAGCTTCATGTCGTCAGTAGACCTCCTTATGCTTTGTGACAAGCCAGAGAAGTTTAGGGTGGGATTAGACTTAAACATGGCAGAAGACGCCTCCATAGAGGATGTTCTGGATATGAAAAGTGCTATACCCAGCATGAGCAAGTCATCCATAATAAACCTATGCAAGAGAGAAGAGAAGACCAAGCGCATGATGAGGCAGGAGATAATGGAGGTAGATCCAAAGGAATTCATTCCTCTACAGTATCCTGGATCTTCGGGAACATTCATATCTGGAATATTATCATCTTTCAAGAGGGAAGAATCACAGTCTGAGAGAGACCAGACATGGCAGAGGGTGAGCTATCCCCAGGCCCCAAAAGATGCCAAGGTCTTCCGACTAAACTCAAAGATATGGACTGCAATATTTGGAGACAATAAGGTGTCTCGAAATGATTTGAATCGTGCCTGCTTGATGTGGATGAAGTTCAGGTCGTCTAGTGACTATCTTGAGCATGAGGATGGGTTCATGGTGAGCATTGGAAACGAGACTTTGTGGGTTCCAAAGATGGTAGGGTTTAGGACACATGGATCACATGTCGATTCTGAGTACAATCTGTACAGAACAGAGTTGAAGACACTGAAGCCTAAGTCAATATATCATCTAGCCAGAAACAATCATCCCGAAACCCATGAAGGGGTTTATGTAAAGCCGGATGTCTGCTCTCTACATAGAGAGATCTTTGAGAACAGCTGGAAGCCAAGAGTCTTTGGAGGCCAGAGCAGCATACATCCTGTTGAATACCTAGAATCTGAAAAGATGTTCACAGAAAAAATGAGAAAACTGCAGTACAGGAAATCAGTGTTCAATATGACACTCTTTGACTCAGACAGAGATCAGC